GCGCTGAACGTGAACAACGCCCGCGACCGCACGTTCAGCAGTGTCGGTGCCCGTCCCGCTTCTGGGGAACGTCCGAAGCGCCTGGCACACGCGGCCAGGCGACAGCACTCCCTCAAAAGGACGCGAACTCCGCGGCCTGTGGCCGAAAGACTGAACAGGCAGACCATTCCAGTAGCGCCGCGCGCGCGACCGTTTGGCGCTGCCGCCCATTTCATCGTCATGGCAAAAACCTACAACGGGTTGTACCCGCAAATCTACGACTATGCGGCGTTGCACGCGGCCTATCGACGCGCACGCCGCGGCAAGCGTGATCTTCCGGAAGTCGTTCAATTCGAAGCTGATCTCGAAGGCAACCTGATCCAGTTGCAGAACGAGTTGATCTGGGGCCTGTACCAAACAGGCCGCTACAGGCGTTTTTTCGTCAGGGAACCAAAACGCCGCGAGGTCGCGGCGCTGCCGTTTCGTGATCGCGTCCTGCAACATGCGCTGGTCGCTGTCATTGAACCCATATGGGAGCGCCGATTTATTGCGGGCAGTCACGCATGTCGGCCGTGCCACGGCACGCACCGCGCCGCATCCCAAGCGCAGCAGTACATCCGCGCCGTCAAACGCCAGCACGGTCGCGTCTATGTTCTGAAGGCCGACATCAGCAAGTACTTTGCATCCGTAGACCATGCCGTACTCAAGCGCCTGGTGCGTCGGCACATCCGATGCAAACCAACGCTCGCGCTCATCGACGCCATTATCGACAGCACCAACCGAGATCCAGACAGCTTGTGCCCAAAGGGCTTGCCTATCGGCAACCTCACGTCCCAGCTGTTGGCCAACGTATATCTGCATGAATTGGACAAGTTTTGCAAGCACGTCCTGCGGGAGAAATGCTACGTCAGGTACATGGATGATTTCGTCATCGCGCACCATGACAAGGCACACCTGCACAGGATCCGCGCACGCATTGAGGCGTTCCTCTTCTTGGAGCTTCGACTGTGCACCAACCGCAAGACGTGCGTGGAACCAATCACCGCCAAGAATCCGCTGGGTTTCGTTGGGTATCGCCTATTCACTACCCATAGACGTTTGCACATCGACAGCATCAAGCGGATAAAAACCAGCCTGCGGCGGCTACAGCGACGATACGCACGCGGGCGTGCAACGCTTTCGGACATCCAGCCTGTCGTGCGCAGCTGGATCGCCCATGCCAGCCACGCCGACACCTTCGGGTTGCGGCGCAAATTGCTGGAATCCTTCCCTTTCACCACTGCAACCCCTGGAGCATAAGCAATGGCCACTGACTACCACCACGGCGTTCGCGTCATAGAAATCAACGAGGGCGCCCGCCCGATCCGTACCGTTTCCACGGCTGTCGTCGGACTGATCGCAACGGCCCCCGATGCCGACCCGGACGTATTCCCTCTGGATACGCCGGTTCTGCTCACCAACGTCCTGACCGCCATCGGATCGGCTGGTACCCAGGGCACGCTGCGCCGCGTGCTTGAAGCCATCGCCAGCCAGACGAAACCCATTACCGTGGTCGTGCGCGTCGCTGAAGGTGACACAGCCGCTGAAACCAACAGCAACGTCATCGGCACGACAACCGCAGATGGCAAGTACACCGGCATGCGCGCGCTGCTGGCGGCGCAGACGCGCCTTAAGGTCAAGCCCCGGATCCTGGGCGCGCCGCTACTCGATACCGAACCCGTGGCCGCCGCCCTGGCTGGGACTGCGCAGCAGCTGCGCGCATTCGCGTATGTGTCCGCATCCGGCTGCGACACCAAGGAAGAAGCTGTGCTGTATCGCGAAAGATTCGGGCAGCGCGAAGTCATGGTCATTTGGCCTGACTTCCTCAGTTGGAACAACCAGACCAACGCCGAAGCCCAGATGCCAGCGACTGCCATCGCGCTGGGTCTGCGCGCCAAGATCGACGAGGAAGTCGGCTGGCACAAGACGCTGTCGAACTACGTCGTCAACGGCGTGACCGGCATCAGCAAGGACGTGTTCTGGGATCTGCAAGACCCGGCGACAGACGCCGGTTATCTGAACCAGAACGACGTGACTACCCTCATCAACCACACAGGCTTTCGGTTCTGGGGATCGCGTACGGCCGCTGGCCCGCAAAGTCTGTTCCCATTCGAGAACTACACCCGCACCGCCCAGGTGCTGGCCGACACCATCGCCGAGGCGCATCTGTGGCCCGTGGATGCCCCCATGCACCCGACCATGGCGCGTGACATCATCGAGGGCATCAATCGCAAGTTCGCCAACCTGACCGCTCAGGGCTACATCATGGGCGGCAGCGCCTGGCTGAACGAGGCATACAACACGACCGACACGCTCAAGTCCGGCAAGCTCACTATCGACTACGACTACACCCCGGTTCCCCCGTTGGAAAACCTGGTATTCCAACAGCGCATCACAGACAGATACCTGCTGGATTTCGCGCAACGCGTCACCGCCTGAACACGCCCGGCCCGGGGAATCCGGGCTGCCCACCATGACTGACAACCGGAGATCACCATGGCACTACCCGCCAAGATCAAACACCTGAATTTCTTCAACGAGGGCCAGACCTACATCGGCGAGTCTGAATCGTTTACCCGCCCCAAGCTGGCCCGCAAACTCGAAGCCTTCCGCGGCGGCGGCATGCACGGTGCGGTACACATTGACCACGGCCTGGAAGACGACGCGTTGGACGTGGAATGGGTTATCGGCGGCTATGCTGCACAGGTCATTAAGCAGATGGGCATTGCCGAGGTCGGCGGCGTCATGCTGCGCTTCGTAGGCTCGGTGCAGCGTGAAGATTCCGCCGCCGTTAACGCGCTCGAAATCGTCGTGCGCGGACGCCACGCGGAGATCGACACCGGCGAATACAAAACTGGCGAAGATTCCAACAAGAATATCACCACCAAGTGCGTCTACTACAAGGAAACGCTCAATGGCGAGATGCTCATGGAGATCGACCTGATCAATGGCATCGAACTCGTGGGCGGCGTTGATCGCATGGCCGAACACCGCCGCGCCATCGGCATGTAAGTCACCTGCTGGATCGCAAGGCCCAGCGCCTGATGTTTCATCCACACCGAGAGGATCACATGAGCAAGACCGAAGAACAGACCAATCTGGCCACCGCCGCCGCCGTCCCAGCCCTTGCTGCGGAACCCGACTCCGTCGATCTGGATACGCCGATCAAACGCGGCGAACAGGAAATCCGCGTCGTGCAACTGCGCAAACCCAAGGCGGGCGAGCTGCGCGGCATTGCGTTAAACGACCTGGCCCAGATGGACGTCTCCGCGCTACAGCGATTGCTGCCGCGCATTACCATCCCACCGCTGACGCAAGCCGAGGTGGACAATCTGGAACTGCCCGATCTGGTCGCGCTAGGCGTGAAGGTCGGCTCTTTTTTGCTGAGGAAGGCCGATCTGGCCTCCCTCGGGAAGTAGAGGCGGCCATGGCCGACATCGCCGTCGTATTCCATTGGGATCCCGCAGCGATGGACGGCATGCAGATCAGCGAATTGATGCGGTGGCGCGAGCACGCAAGGCTTCGTAGCGGCAACGACGGGCACAGGCATGGCAAACGAACTTAAGCTGCGGGTCGTCATGGATGCAATGGATCGTGTCACCGCGCCATTGCAGAAAATCCGTGGCGGCGCGGGGCAAGCCGAACAAGCGCTCAAGGGCTTGCGCGACCGCATGAAAGAGCTGGAAGCCGCCCAGAAAAGCATCGGCGAATTCCGGGAGGTATCGCGCGGCCTGGCCACGACGCGCACCCAACTGTCGCAGGCCCAAGGGCGCGTGAAGGCGTTGGCGCAGGAAATGCGCGCCGTGTCCGAGCCCACGAAAGCCATGCGCCGCGAGTTCGGCAGCGCCGTGAAATCCGCGCAGGCGCTGTCCCAGCAGCACGACCAGCAGCGTCTGAAGCTGCAAGATGTCAGAAATACCATGTCGGCCGCAGGGCTTTCCACGCGCAACTTGGCGCAGACCGAGCGTGGTCTGCGATCCGACATTGCGGGCACCAATCGCCAGATCGACGTCCAGCGCGAACGGCTCAATCGCCTGGCCGAACAAACGCGCAAGGTCGCGCAGGCCAGGCAGCAGTTTGAGAAAACGCGTGCCTTCGCAGGCAATGCTGCAATGGTCGGGGCCTCCGCTGGTGCCGTTGGGTATGGCGTGCTGCGCGGCAGCGCCCACCTCTTGCAAGAAGGGATGACCTTCGAGCAAACGATCAGCAAAGTGCAGGCGCTGACCAGGGTTGATAAGAACAGCGACGAGTTGAAGGCATTACGCCAGCAAGCGCGCGAACTGGGCGCGTCTACGATGTTTACCTCCACCCAAGCCGCCCAAGGCCAAGCGTATCTTGGCATGGCCGGATTCAAGCCCGAAGACATCATTGCCGCTATGCCTGGCGTGCTCAACGTTGCCAAGGCGGGCGACCTTGGAATCGCCGAAGCCGCTGACATTACATCGAACATTCTGAC